GACAAAGGCGTGAAACTCAACTGGAACAAGGCTTTGGACCAGCTCACGTATCAAGGTGTGGCTGGCAATCCTGGGCTGTTCAACAACACGCTGATATCGGCGTCGTCTGTCGCTGTGGGGGCTTCCGGGTTCACAGCATGGACAAAGAAGACCCCAGCCGAAATCATGTTCGACGTGAACTCAGCCATGATTTCAACTTGGGCCACGAGCAACTACGACGTGACCGGCATGGCTAACCAGCTGTTGATCCCTCCGAATCAGTTCGGCTATATCGCCAGCCAACAGGTGCCGTGGGCAGCTATGTCCATTCTCACTTACCTGGAGTCCAACAACATCGGCAAGTCCCAAGGTGTGGACTTGAAGATTTTCCCCAGCCGCTGGGCTATCGCCGCCGGCAGCGGTGCAACCGACCGCATGCTGTGCTACGTGAACGACGAAGACCGCGTGAAGCTCGACATTACTGTACCTATTCAACGCGTGATGACGGTGCCGACAGTTTCAGGCGGGGGAGCATACGAGACTCTGTACGCTGGTCAAGTAGGCGTTGTTAAGTTTCTCTACCTGCAACCTGTGCTGTATCAGGACGGAATTTAGCCGCCGTCCAGCAGAACCGGGGATGCTTACTCGCCCGGATGAAGCAATCTTAATTTACCATGAGCCTACTAGCTCTACTCCATTCCCAGAACAATGATTTCACGGATGAAGATTTAGCCGTACTTGCGGACTGGGCAGGCGAGAAAAAGCGTCTTACTCCAGACGGAGATTGGAAACGTCCGTACGCATTGCTTCGGGAAGGGTCCGACACTCTACTGCGGCGTCGTGCTAGTAGGAATGCAAAGTTGAAACCTGAAGCATCTAAAATGAATTCACAAGGAGAGATACACCCATGACCATTCGAATTTTCACCAAGCAGGCCTTTAAGTTCAACAATCCGGGAATCAGTATGCTACAACGGCCCGTTGATATGGAGCTGGCCGCCGATAAACCTCTCCCAGTCGGTGACGGTCCGAAGGAAGGAGAAGTACTGGCCAGTGATCTATTCTTCTTAACTGTGCCATACACCATTCAGGATGCGCCGGACTGGATTAACCCAGGCCATCCCGACTCCGGTGGCCCTGGTGACATGATCAACCACAACACATTTACACAGGCCGTAAAACACGGTCTTTTGGTGGTTATGCCTCAGCCGGCTACGGTTTCTGGATCGCCGCTTGAAGGAAGTACGATTGAAGCCGATGCCGCAGTTGCTCAAGCTACACAGCTCGCTGAGGAGAAACGTACATCCGAAGCTGCCAACACGATTGACACTGGCACTGTGAAAACTCGTATGCGCAGTCCTGATCCAAAGAACGTAGCTGCGCCTAGAGTCACCAAGTAAATCGTGAGCAGTCAGCAAAACTCGTGGAATAATCTTCTCTGCCAGTGGTGGGGCGGTGGCGACGGGATCAGCGGCAGTGCCTTCGGATTATTCTGTGGTGGTTTTTTATCTGGGCAAGCTTCCAATCTGGTATTCGGTGGAAATCCGGTCTATCAGATCGACGACTTCCTGGCATTCTATCCAAAGTTTGGTATTGGAACATTGGGTGTCGCGGCTCTATCACTCGGCGCTGGGGGAACTGGGTATTCTGTCAATGATATCCTGACTCTGATTCAACCTGATGCCCAGGGCTGTACGATCAAAGTGCTCTCACTCAGTAGTGGTGGGGTTATTTTAACCTGGACACAGACGTCGCAAGGTACTGGCTACAGTGTGCCTACTCCGAATGTTCCACTGGTGACTACAGGCGGTACAGGTACTGGAGCGACATTCAGTGTCCTTGTCGTCACTCCCACATCGACTGTCATACCCCCAGCTGTGATCCAGGCATACATCAATCTTGCCAGTGCTTCTCTCTCTATAAATCGCTGGGGCGATCTATGGCTAGTAGCTATGGGTTTATATGTGGCACATTTTGTTACGCTATATGAACAGTCAGAAGGCAGTGTGACCCAGAACTCGACGCCTGCGGCTATTGCTCGGTCGGGATTGGCTACTGGTATATTAGTATCGGCCTCTGCTGGGGATGTCAGCAAGACGGTGCAGATTCTAGAGTCTCTTGCTGATTGGGGAGCATTCAGTCTGACTATCTACGGCCAGCAGTTGGCCACATGGGCGAAGATGGTCGGTATGGGAACTTCGTACATTAGAGGACTATGATAAAGCCAGTTTCCAAGTTGACGATCACCGACGGTAGCGTAAAAGCTGCAAAGTCGTTCGTTGATCTCGCGAAGCTACAAGTTTATGTCGGTATTCCTGAGTCTGACGGCGCCCGTAAGAGTCCGGGAGTGACTAATGCACAGTTAGCGTTCATTCATACTCACGGCGCCCGTACGGCCGATTTTAGAAGCCGCATGGGCGCTACCATGAAGAAGAAAGCAATAGCATACCCAGTAGCTCTGCAAATGTATCTACATTCTTACGGAAATGCTATCTTTCACATCCCTCCCAGACCGATCATCGAGCCAGCTATCGAGGCCTCTGGGAATAAGAAGTTGATACTGGCTGAACTGAAAAAGGCAGCAACGGCAGCTCTAGTTGACAATAAGTCGGGCGCTATTACTTCTTTGAAACGGGCAGGGTTAACAGCTCAGAATCTTGTACGGGCGTGGTTTACGGACCCGAGAAATAATTGGGCACCGAATGCGCCCAGTACGATTAAGCGTAAGAAGTCAGACAAACCCTTAATTGATACCGGCGAGCTGCGTAAATCGATTACTTACGTAGTGGCCGACGGCGGGCAAGAAAAATGAATCTTACGGATGTTGTCAACGATCCCGACATTGCCGAGTCATTTATCATTCTCCGCTCTACTGGCGGCTCGTTCGGTCCCGGCGGTTGGACCGAGCCGTCGCCCATTCAACTTTCCGTGTACGGTATCGTGTCCATCGCCGACGCCAAGACCATTGCTACGCTGCCCGAGGCCGACCAGATTTCCGAGGCTATCGTCATCAATACTGAAACGCCAATATTCGTTACCCGTGTGGCGGGCGAGGGCACGTCTGGTCCCGGTACGTCCGATATTGTCGTGTGGAACGGTGACAAGTACCGTGTCGCCAAGGTTCACAATTACGATTCACGCGGCTACTGGTGGGCGGTGGCAGTGAGGCTGCTGGGCGCGTGACATTTTACATATGACCATTTCCCCTACGGCGTATCCGGTACCCTTGGTTCCGAAACAGACTGAAATAGCTATGCAGGCGCTGACCATTCAACTTTTGGGATTGCCGATTCCCGTTTCCCCAACTGACCCCGCCTACTCCACGGTCCGCACCGGGTGGCAAACTCTGGGACAGCCTGCGCCCAAGTTACCTCTGGAAGACGTCGTGTTCGTACGCTGCACGCCGGTCGATGACCAATACAACCGTGGCCGTGACGTTGACCCACTGCCCAACGACTCACTTACCGTTGGTCAGGTATCCACGTATATTCGCGTCTGGGAGACGATGTGGTCTATTTACGGCCCGAATTCATTTGACAACGCCCGCAAGATTAAATCAGGTTTATTTACCCAGGCGCTGCACGACGCATTCGCCGTGTTGAACTTGAACCTTGTCCTTATTACCGATCCCGCCGAATTCCGCCGCGTACCGTTCGAACTAGGCGGTGAATGGTGCGAGCGTGTGGACTTCGAGGCCCGGTTCAATGAACAGGTGAACGAGGTGGAGATCGTGCCGTCCGTAGCGTCGGCAGATGTACTCGTTTTCAATGAGAAAGGTTTGGTGGCCGAAGTGAACCAGGGTGCGCGTTTGTTCGACGATAGTTTCCTTCCACCACGTTCATCGTTCGGTGCGGCATATTTGCCCGGTAGTGGCAACTTGATGGTGTTCGACGCGGGCGGCGTGTCCTATCCCGGCGGGCCGGGGCTAACGCCAGTAATATTGCTCAATTCCAACTTGTCCGAGTGTAGTGCCGAGATCCAGATTCCCGCCTTCGACCCAACAATCAGCAACAACTCGATGGGCATCTACCTGCGGTACCAAGGAACGCCCACTGCGTTTACGTCTTACTACGAGGCGTTCCTGCGACCTGATCCCGCCGCTGTGGTTCTTACAAAAGTGACTTCGCCTACCTCCGGTGTGACCCTGGCGACGCAGCCCGTGACGTTTATACCGGGCGCAAATTTACTGTTCAAGTTTGAAGCAATCGGTCCATACTTGAACGCCTACTTGAACGGCGCATTGGTCCTGCGGTTCGAGGACGATCCGCCGTTGACTTCCGGCCTGACCGGATTTATCACCACGCACGGCGACATTAACCGGTTCATCAGTACCACGCCCTAGCTACGTTCTAATTTATAAGGAGATTTCCACATGTCCAGCGTCGCGCTTCCATTGTCCGACATCGTTAACGTGACCGTGCTGGTTACGCCGCAGGTGCCCGCCATCCCGACGTTCAACGTCGGCCTCGTCGTCGGGCCTACAGCCGTGATTCCGGCGTCACAGCGGACGCGGATATATACGTCAACTGCGCAGATGTTGTCCGACGGGTTCACCACGTCCAGTCCGGAATATATCGCGGCGCAAATTTACTTCAGCCAGCTGATCCCGCCGCTGAAGATTGTCATTGGCCGTCAGGACTTAACCTCTATCAATACGGCCACCCTTGGCGCTGGTGGCACGGGCAACGCCATCGGCGACATATTGACCGTGGTTCAGGGCGGAGCCGCCGGGGGCCAGTACAAGGTCCTGACCGTCACCGCCGGGGCCGTCACCAGCATCGTGCAGGTCGCTCCGGGCACGGGATATTCAGTTGCCAACGGGCTGGCTACTACGTCCAGCGGTTCTGGGTCTGGTGCAACCATCAACGTCACCGTTATTGGCGATACGCCACTACAGGCCATAACCGCTTGCCGCGCCTCTTCTACTTTGTGGTGGGCGTGTTTCTCCACGTCCGCCGTCAAAGCCGACCACGAAGCCATCGGCGCGTTCGCGCAATCATCGACCACGCCCATGTGCTACTTCTACACCACAGCTGACGCCGACGCGCTGGCCGGTACTGCTGGCAACGTGTTCAGCTTCATGAAGTCGGTACTGTACAACCGCGTGTTCGGATTGTATTCCACTACCCAGTCTGGCGGGTTCCCGAACAACATTTACGCGGGCGCTGCCGCCATGGGCGTGGCTATGGGGTTGAACACCGGACTGAACTCCTCGTTCTTCACCGAGTTCGGCAAGACTCTGGTCGGCATCTCCACTGAGCCTTTGTCCGAGACCCAGGTTAACGTCATGGCCGGGAGTGCCGGGAACGGGTTCGGCAACAACGGCAACGTGTACCTGAACTATGGCAACGTGTACAGCCTGCTTACCCAAGGCGTCGTCGGCAGCGCGCAATTTTTCGACGAGATATTGAATATTGACATGTTGACCGCTGCCATCCAGTTCAACGTGATGAACGTGCTCACGCAGAATCCGGCGGTACCGTTGACCGATGCCGGGGTACACTTACTCGTTCACGCGGTGGAACAGGCATGTGACGCCGCCCGGTTGCGTGGATTTATTGCTGCTGGTACGTGGAACGGCGTCCAGATACTCGACCTGGTTCCGGGTGACTCGTTGCCTGCCGGGTACCGTGTCCAGGCCCCGGCGGTCAAAACTATGTCGGCTGCGGATCGTGCCGCCCGTAAGTCGCCGCCAATATACGCGGCAATAGTGGAAGCGGGCGCGGCTCAGAGTGTCATCATCGGCGTGTACGTGCAGCGGTAGGGCGAATTCAGGCTAACCAATTTTAGGAGGGTTTCATGAGACAGTACAGCCTTAAAGATTTAGTAGGCACATTGACCACGCCCGCCGGCGCATTCCCGATCGCCGGACAAATTGGCCTGAATTCACTGCTCATCAGCAACGCCATCGAGCACGTGACGCAGCAAGTTTCCGGTGATGGTACGGTCATGGTTAGCTGGGCTTCCGGGCGCAACGGCCACGCGGGAATAGACGTGCAACAGACTAGCGACCTGCACAAGTTCCTGATTGACTCGTTCAACCTGATCCAGGTTGCCGCCGACGCCGGGGACACCAGTCTGGTCGCCATCAGCACGTTCTCGTTCCGCAACATCGTGGACAATTCGTACGGCATTCTCACCGGGATGAGCATTTCCAAAATTCCCGATGTGCCACGTGGATCCCAAGGACAGAACGTCATGTGGATGTTGCCCGCTGCTGATCTGGTTAGCGGTTAGTGGTTAGTGGTTGTCAGTCGTTAATAGTCAAAATTGAACGTTGAACATGGAGAATGAAACATGCGCGATGAGGAATTCAAACAGGTAGAAATAGGTAAGCTACAATTCCGCCTTACCTACATGACAGCGGGAGTAGCCAGCCGCATCTGCAATCAGCTCATGTACTCGTCCATCCGGGCGTCACAAAACGCGCAACGGGAGTCACCAGATCTAGCCAGTAGTCAACAGTCACAGGAGCCGGAATTGCCATCAACCGACGCGGAAATTCAGCAACGCGCCGAGGATGGCGTCATGGCGGGATGGTTGACGGCGGCCACGTTGATACCGGAGGAGGAATACACCAAGATTCAAAATTATGCTCTCCGCGCCTGCCAGGTGTATGACAACGAGTTAGCGACTTACAATCCGGTACTGATGGCCGACGGCAAACGCTGGACCGTCAAGGAGTTGGAACGGGACGCGGTGACCGTCAACCGGCTGATTGCCGACTGTTTGAAGTTTAATATTGCGCCTTTTTTCGCCGAGGGGTTGCGCCGAGCGGCGACCCCGAAGCCGGTGGCAACGGGACCGGCGGCGTAGACTTGTTGCTGATGCGCCCGGTATTGGCTGGTATGTGGCGGCAGTGCGAAACGTTCGACGGCACGTACAACGCGATGGACCTGTTGGACGCGCACCAGTTGTTAAATATTCAAGATGAAATGCGGAGACGTGAAACATGATTAAAATTGAGGTTAGAATCCGCAAGACGGTTGGTGAAGTCAGCATGGAGCACGAGTACCGTGCGGAGTTGCCAGATGACGCCACGGCGGAGCAAATTAAGGCCGTTGGAGCGGAGGCCGAACAGACGGCCCTCCTCGCACAGGAAAGTGAAGAGGAAGCACCGCCGCCATCAATCGCTTGGAATAAACAACAGTGAACAATGAACGTTGACGTCATCAAGTCGTACCTAGTGTCGCTTGGTTACACCGTTGACCAGCCATCGGCCAACAAGTTCAATGACGCTCTACGTGCCGCCACGGCAACGGTAACCAAGTTTACCGGCGGCATGGCGACGTCGTTCATTGAGGCGGGCACCGCTGCCGTAGCCGCGTTGACCGGTGTAGCTGCGGGTACGGTAGAATTGATGGCGCAGACGGCACGAGCTGACTTGGGATACCA